AGGGCTTACACCCTGCGCCAGATAGGGGTACCCCTTGGTCCCAATCACCAGAGTGGTATCGATGGCGGCGATCGCAACGATGTCATGCTCTGTGGTCAGCCGGTACTTCTCCGGCCAGGCATAGGGCAGATAAGGCTCGCACAGGTAGAGGGAGTTGCCAGCAAACCCGGCACACATGCCGTTGGCCATTTGGCAAAGCCCACGCAAGCCATCGGGTGGCATGGTGTAGCCGTAGGTCTCCAGCACGGCGCCCAACTCCCCATCCGCTCTGTTATCAACAAAGGATGCTTGAGCAATCGGCAGCTCGGCCACCAACAGGTAGTCGGCAATACCGCCGCCTGACACAGACCGGTAGATCCGGCGCTTGGTGATGTTGCTGTTCTGGGATGTCGGCGGAGTCAGCACCAAGGCAACGGACGACCCAGGGATCGTGATGGTAACTTTTCCGCTGGCTGGGCCGGGTGGCCCCTCCTCTCCCATCGCAGTCACAAAGGTGTCCACATAGAAGCGGGTTTCGTCATCAATGAGGTCGTCATCGACACCACCGGATGGCGGCGTAATCGCGCCCACTCCAACAGGAACGCCTGGGGCAGGAATACCAAGCCGGTACCACGCCGTCGGCTTGTTGGCTCCACCAGTGGCGATCTGGGCATGAGTCACCTTGGGGTATTCACCGTCCGTGTAGTAAACCCGACCGTATGGATCCTGGGCAATTGGCGAGCGCATGGCCTCCACCACTTTGTTCCAGGCGAACCAGTGCTGACCGTAGTGAAAGAGCGTGGTGGGCACGATAGGCAACTCCACGCCTGCGCTGGCGTCATCCTCCAGCGGGGAGATAACGCCATGGTCAAAATGGCAGTCACAGGCAATCACCGCGACTTCATCAGACAAGAGGTGTGGCTCCACGCGCGGCATAGTCCCTCGCATGGTGACGATATCGAGTACGGGCATGGGGATCTCGGAGAGGCAGAAACGAAAAAGCCCCACTCGGGAGAGCGGGGCCATGATGGGTAAATCCTAACGCTGACAGCGCCAGGAGGCAAGGCTCACTTGGCTGGTTGCAGCAGCACGGCGACCACGCTCGCCGTGATGGGCTCGAGACGGACGATCACTCTTCCGCCCCACGGGCCACCGGGTAGCGCAGCTTGATCTCCGCCACCTTGTCGCGCCATGCCTGCTCGGCCGCTGCTGTCTTGTCGTATTGCCACTCCAAGAAAAGGGGGTCGGACTCCGCCACGTAGGCGAGCTGGCGGCGCGCCAGTTGCCCCTCTGTCAGCTCATAGTTGTGCTGGGCGAGCACGGAGGCTATGACCTCCTCACTCATGCCCAGCTCCGCCATAAAGGCGGGATCGTAGTTGTCGTGCGTTTCGCCGTCATATAAGTAGCTCATCTATTTGCCCCGCTCGAAATGTTAAACGGGCTGCAGCGCAGCCGCCAGGTGTTTGCATGCGCGGCGTGCGCACACCACGATTGGATGCATGGTCGGCAGTCGCCTGCCGTTAGCCTGCCTGCCGCTATCGCCCGTTTGAAGCGGCGCAGCTTGTAGCGGATGCGCTTGATGCTGTTTTTGCGCAACAGGCGGTGGGTGGGGTAGATGCGGTAGCCTAGGAAGTCGAGCGCCCTGCCGTTATCCGGCCCAACCGGGAATATCTTGGTCTTGCTGTTAGTGGTCAGGCGCAGGCTGTTCCACAGATACGCCTCGATCCGCGCGCGCCATGTGTGCAGCTGCGCCTTGTCGTGATGCAACACCACAAAATCATCCATGTAGCGGATGTAGTACCGGATGCCGAGATCGTGCTTTGCGTAGCGATCCAACTCGTTGAGATAGAGATTGGCAAACAGCTGACTTGTCAGGTTGCCGAGCGGGATCCCGACACCCGGCCGCCCTGGGCTCGAGTCGATAATGGCATCGAGCAGCCTGAGCGTGCGATCGCAGTGGATGTGGCGGCGCAAGATCGCCTTGAGGCGGGCGTGATCGACGCTGGCGAAATACTTGCTGATGTCCGCCTTCAGGCAGAATAGTGGGCCGTGAGCTTGCCTGATCGCCCGCATCCAGCGCTGTGCCCTGTTTGCCCCGGCATGTACCCCCTTGCCTTTGCGGCAGGCGTAGCTATCGAATATAAAGCGCGGGTCAAGCGTTGGCTCCAGTACATTCATGATCGCCCGGTGGACAACTCGATCCACGAAGCGGGGTGCCGAGATCAGGCGCTGTTTCGGCTCAAAAACATAAAACTCCTCGTATCCGCCGGGCTGATAGCTGTCGTGCAGCAGATGATTGTGGGTGTCGTGCAGGTGCTCTTCCAGGCGCTGCATGTAGCGCAGGGCGGCGGGCGAGGTGCGTTTTCCGCACAGGCAGCGCAGGGCAGCCTGGTGCAGATTGTCAAACGATATGATTTGGTCGTACATGAGGGCCTTAAAGTCGGCGGCCCGGCGCACCGGTGCCGCCTGTTCAGTTTTTCGGCGATAGCCGAGGCATCGACATCCCTTTGATAATGCACTGGACAACGCCCCGTGAGGTGTTGCCTTCTGGCTGCTGCCAAAGGCGGGGCGAAACCCGATGTTCGTGTTCGTGTTCACGCGTGAATTGTTCAGATTGAGCGCAGCCAGGCCAGCGTTGGAACCGTTGTTCCAATTGCCGCCACGATACGGGAGTCGCATGATGTCGGAGCCCATGATTAGGCGGCTCGCTCGTATTTGAGCCAGCCGCCGATCATCCTGCCGATCTCGAGATTGAGACCGCTCCAGTGCTGATATTTGTTGATGGGTAGATAGGTCAGGTCTTTGGCCAGCCTGATCTGATTTTGCAACACCGCCAGTTCGACATCGAGATCGGTGAGCGTGGTCTTCTTGTGATAGCGCTTCGCCGCCGTAATGACGAGGCGCAATAGCGTCAACATGCTGGTCCTGATCTCGGCCGCCAACACATGCTTCTCTGACTTCGGAAACTGGCGCAGGGCGATGTGCCCATACTGCATCATGTCGCGGATCCGCTGCTCGATAACGAGCGGTTGTTTATCCATGGCATCCTCAACCGATTAAGCGCCACTACCGTGGCGCCAACAAAACCCAAGGCGCAAGGCTCAGGCAAAGGCGGGGCGAAACCCGATGCTCGTGAACGTGCTCACGCGTGAATGGTCCAGACTGAGCGCAGCCAGGCCAGCGTAGGAACCGTAGCTCCAATTGCCGCCACGAAACGGGAGCCGCTCGCCGAAATTGCGCATATAGATGCGCCCCTGCGGCAGCACACTGGCCGGCTCGACGAGCAGTCGCCTGAGCGCCTGCAGGCTGACGTAACCGCTGGCCTTAGCCATCGAGCGCCATTCACTGTTAGCCGAGCTGCCAGCATTGGCGTTGTCGCCCAGCGCGCCGAGCCGGTTTGTGATAGCGCTGGAGAGGATCGCGCTGCCGCCGCTCAGTGAGGATGCATCGAGATAGGCATCGACAAACGCCCAGTCAACTTCGGCCTGGGTGTTGTAGGCAGAAATCTTAAAGCGCCCATCTTGCAGCAGCAATCCGTCCTGCCACTCCCAGACGTTGCCGACCAGATCCGCAATCCCGCCCAGCGTGCGAGTATGCGTCGCCTCGGACCCCATCGAGCCGGTCTGGGTTCGCCCCGTGCCGGCTGTATCACCCGGCGCTCTATTGTCGGCCCGATCGCCTACCTTCCAAGCCTGGGCGTGACTGCGCCCCCAGTTGGTATTGCCAATCGGCTCGTAGCCGTTGGCCATGCACCACAGGGCGATTGCCGCCCATTCGTGCGCCGTCATCAGATGCCAGCCTGCGCCTTTTGCACTACAGGCGTTGCGGGCGGCGGTGTGATCGAGCGAGGTGCGGGGATCTTGCCGCGGCGCGCTGACAGCGCCGGAGCCGGACGCAAGATAGGCGCCGATGAATATCTCGCTCTTGATGCTGCCGCTGCCAAAATCGAACGCCGTCACATCGCCAGTGCCCATATCGGCAGTCATGCCCAGGTCGGCGTAGCTGAAGCGCGGCAGCACGAACATAGCATTGGCGTTGCCAGCGCTGTCGCGAATGATGGTCTGGCTGCCGCCGGTTGCCCGCTCCAGGGCGTAGCGCTCCGCATCGAGGATGGTGGCGCCGCCCACGCGCATCAGCGAGCCGGTCCCGGCTTCGGCCGTGGCATTGGCGGCCGCAGCGGCGCGATCCGCTTCGGTCTTTGCCCGGTTGGCTTCGACCTTGGCGCGGGCCGTCTGCCCCTCGCCCTCGCTGGTCACACGCTTCCACGGGATCATGGTGTGCTTGGTTCCATCCGGTGCAGTTACCTCGATGGTTGCCGCATCACTGGTCAACAGTGCTTGGAAAGCATCACTCTGCTGCTGATATGCCCCCAGAGTGGCGTTCAGTCGGCGGGCAAACTCCGGGATGGAATCCGAAAAGGTCGTGATGATCTCGTAGGCTTTGCCCGTGGCAGTGGTGCCACGGTATGACTGCACCAGATACAGCTCCGTGTTGGACACCACGTAGTCCACCTCGTAGAAATCCACCGAGGTGCCACTGGTGATACAAAAAAGGTGGCCCTTGGCCACCCCGTTCTTGGTGTCTGCGAAGGTTGTCCCGGTACCGGTCACCTTCTTGTTACCATTGGTGACGGCCACCGTGCCGTCACGCTTCCACACTCCAGCCATGCTGCCCCCTTACTGCCCGGTCACGCGGGAGAAGCCTTCGGTCTTGCGCTGCTCCATATTGGTATCAACCTGGGTCTTTTCACCCAGCTGCTGCAGGTAGGCGTTGTAGTGGCCGACAGCCCGATTGGAGTTGGCGCTGTACTCAGAGTCCTTCGAGAAGGCCCGGTACATGATGAAATCTATCAACGGATTGATGTAGATATCATCCAGATCGGCCAGCGCCGGCGTGCCCACGTTTTCCACGTCCGTCAGCACCTTGGATTGCGGCGCTACGGAGTAGATCACATCCACCTTCACTGCGGCGGCGGGGCCCGGGTAGAGATAGAAGTTCTTGGGGTCCCGATCGTCATAGGTGTAGGCGGCCACACTGGTGCCATCCTTACCTGCATGCCAGTCAGGGTAACTGTCATCGAGGGCGCGCCGCGGCACGAAGCGAATCACTTTGCCGTCGGCGTTGCGCAGCACCTCGATCAGCCGCAAAGCATCTGCTGGCAGAGTCTGCTTGGTACCAGAGACGCAGTTGAACTGAACGTTCTTGGTGTGGGCGTCAGGACGCATCAACACGATCGCCTTAGCGGCATCGTTGTAGTAGTCCAACAGCTCCTGCTTGGGCCAGCGAACCCAGGTGCGATCGTTGAGCAGGGTATTTACCCGCTTCAAGATCGAGTCAACGGTAACGGTTGCCATGTGTGGAGTCCTTTAGAAAAAAGTGTGTTTGCGGGGCGGGTTGTGGAATTCGACCTGGGTCGGGGCGCTGTGCTCTTTGCGGAACCGGCCAGCTCGGCGCCAACCTTCGACAAACTCAGTCCGGTGGTATCCTGCCCGCTTAGGGTCAGACCAAGGGCGGTCTGGCTGGGCATAGAGCAAGGCTGCGACGCCATGGGCAATGGCATCGGCATGATCGTGGTAGAGCTGGGCTGGGAGGTCGGTGGCACCTTTGACCGGGGCAGCCACATACCAGATCCGCGCATCGCTGAGATCAGTCAGGATGCTCAGCTCATTGGCCGACATGGCGAAGTAGTCACGCCCACTGACAAATGGCGCGCCCCCTTCACCGGTCAGGTGCAGCACATTGCACGATGTCATCCCGCTGATGTTGCAGACCTCCACCAGGCTGCCGGCTGACGCGCTTGGCAATAGTCGGTCAAGGGTCAGCAAGGCCGACTCCCGGCAGAACGTGATGGCCGCCTCGGTGACGGCCTCACCCAGCATGACTTCGAGCGGGCCGGTGATGTGCAGCCTGATGGTGGGCAGGAACTGCTCACGCGACACCATCTGCATGCTATTCCCCCTGCTCTGCCAGCTTGGCCTTCAGGGCATCACGCACGCGCACCCGGTATTCGGGCACCTTCTCTTGCGGGCCCTGCGGCTCGATATCCAGATCTTCCCCTTCCACCAGGGTGGCCAGTTGGGCAGAGGTCATCTTGGCCAGATCGCGATCACCGACCACCATGCTCTGCTCTTCCGCCAGGCGGGCCTGCTCTGCAGCAAGGCGCTCCAGCTCCTCGGCTGCCGCCTGGGAAATAGACTCCTGCCGCTCCAGCTCACCTGCCAGTGCCTCATGGCGGATCCAGACAGAGGGGAACTCCAGCAGCTGCATGGCGATGTGGCTCTCCACATCAACAGCGGTGTGGCGCGGGAACACCAGGCGGGAGCCGGTGACGGTGTCTTTCTTGCTCGGCTTGTCGCCGATATAAACCACGGCAATCTTGTCGCTCATGGCGATGACTCCTATTCAGAAACGAAAAAGCCCGGCACAGGGCCGGGCGGACAGTGATCGGCAGCCTTACAGGTTGCCGACTACCTCGTAATGCAGCTTGAGCTTGACTGTGCCCGTCGCAGCGCCGCCGCCAACCGTGAGGGTGATCTCCTGGTCAGGCTCGGTCATCAGGTCATCAACCGGGTAATACTTTGCCACCGCCCCCACCGTGCTCTCGGCGTTGATGATGGTGGTCGTGCCGATCTTGGCCGTGATGGTGGTACTCGCGCCCAGCCCAGTGCTGAACATCGTCACACCCACCACTTTCAGGTTGGGCTCCACCTTGTCGCCGTATGCGACAACATCGCCAGCGGGTACGGCAGCCAGCTTGGCCACCAGGGTCGGGGAGATAGAGAGGTTGCCGAACGCGCCGACAAACCAGCGGTACGCTTTGGCAATCAGAGTAGTCTTGGCCATGATATGGCTCCTTGTCTGGTCAGATAGTGTTGGAATGGGGCCGTGAAGCCCCATGGGTCAGCGGCTTAGCGGCCGATGGCACTCACCGAGGTATCCAGCACCATGCAGCCATGGTCCTGAATGTTGCCGTTGCGCTGCTTGAAGCGGATCTTCTGCAGACCGGACACCCAGCTGATGGAGATCTCGGTGCTGTTGCCGTGGTCGGTCTTCTCTTCGTGCATGCCGAAAGAGCCCCCCTGCTCGCCAGAGCCAAAGGCATTGGCCAGCGCCTGGCCACCAAGCAGCACGGCGCGGTCGATCAGGGTGCCCGCAACCTTGTCCACTTCCGCCCCGGTCGCGGAGTTGGCCGCACACACCTTGACGATGCTGCCCTGGTTGAAGCGGATCGGCATGCCCTTGTAGGGCTTGACCAGGATGCCGCGCCACATGGCGCCTTCCCCGCGGAAGATGGGGTGATTCCAGCCTTTGGCTCGCTCCGCCACCGCCGCCAGCATGGCGTTCCAGTCCTTGCCGGAGCTGGAGGTGTAGAAGTCGTGCCACTGGCGCGGGGTCACGTAGAGCACATAGAGCGGCTCACCACCGGACGGGTCCGCCACCATGCGGATCGGCTGGATGGGGTTGGCCATCTCGGCCAGGTAGAGCGCCATGTTGTCCACACAGCCGAGGTTGAAGCGATCCGCCGCATCGAGGGCTTCGAAGCTGGTCGCATCACCGCCGAAGAAGTGGCGCTCGTAGGTCGGCGCGGTCAGCTCGTTGATCATGATGTCGGCAAACTCGGGATCATCGGCCAGCGGCAGGATGATATCGGTTGCCGAGTAATCGCCGCGAGCACCGGCCAGCTGAGCAAAGCCACGCTGGTCAACCAGGCGACCGTAGTAGCCATCGCCCAGCAGCACGCGAGCCGTCTTGATCAGGTCGTGCTTGGTGCGCTTCTGGCTCATCTTGCCGCCCGCGTCCACACCGTGGCGGGTCTGGTTGATCTTGAGCGAGAAGTCCGCGAAGGACATGCTCTCGAGGCGCCCTGCCAGCTTCTTGTCACCCATGGTCGGGCGGCCAGACAGTTGGTGGAACAGCTGCATGTCCACTTCATCCCCGGCGCCTTTACCGAGATCGGTGATGCGAACCACAGGGGCACCAGCGCTGGTCTGCTTGCCGCCGTTGACCTTGGCACCCTTGGGAGCCTCTTCGGTCAGCATGTTCACCAGCGAGTGGGAACGGTTGGCAGACGTAAACAGTGCCGCCTGCAAAATCTTGTTGGCTTGCGCCGAGGTGACTTGGGTCATGGTCCTCTCCTACATGAAAACAAAAACCCCGACACAGTGGTCGGGGTTGGCTTATTGAAATGGGGGGTGGGTTAGAACCCGGCCTGCTCCAGCAGCGCCTCCATTTGGGCGTCCGTCATGGCGCCCATCTCGCCGATAAGCTCGGTCTGAGACATGGTGCCGAAGCGCTCCACACCAGTGGGGGCTGCATGATGGGTCTGGCCGAGAGCCGAGGGGCTGGACGGGATGAAATCGGCAGGCTTTTCTGCACCCTTGCCGGGTACCTTGGCGGGAGGGATGACCTCATCACCAAAGGCCAGCTTGGTGCGGCGCGCCGCCTCTGCGAATCGCTCATCCAGCGACTTGCCTTGCCACGCGGGATCAGCCTGGAGCTTCTCATCGACGATGATGGCGAAGTCGAAACGGTCCTGGTCCTTTTCCCGCCAGCTCACCAGATCAGGTACCGCCTGCAGTGCGGCCTGTACCGGGTTGATAGCGGGTTGGGCGGGCTGCTCCAACTTCTGCAACTTGCGGGCGATGGCCGCCAGCGGTTTGCCAAGGTCGGGGTAGTCCTGGGCCAGTTCCTCAATAGCAGCGACATCGATGCTATCGGGATCGCTGGTGTCCAGCTCAATGCCGTTCTGCTCTAACACGGCGGCCAGCTTGTCCCGTTCGGCTTGGGCCTGCTGCGACTGAGCCAGCTGCTCACGCAGTTGCTTGGCTTCATTGCGTGCCTGCTCCAGCACTTCATACGGGATAGTGTGTTGACCGCTCTTGGCCAGGATCACCTTCTCAGGCTCCGTGGCCCCTTCGCCGCCCTGCTCGGTTTTGGCTTGTTCGTTACCGGCTGCCACCTCACCCGCCGACGGCGCGGGGTCTACGTCCGTTTGCTCGGTAGCAGTGCCATCATCCAGCTCGGCATCGGGCTCACGCTCGATCGCCTCCAGCATGGCTTCCAGTTCGTCCAGGCTCTCAGTGCCGGTCAGGTTGTCGATGTTCTTATCCATGGTTGTCCTCGTGGGTTTTCAGTGGGTGGTATCGCTGCCCAAGCGGGGGAAGGCTCTCGGTGAAAGCACTCCCCGGCTGGGGCTGGGCACAAAAAAACCAGCTCGAGGCGGGCAAAGGCTGTCGTCTATCGCTAAGGATTCGTCTCATCGTCAAGCCGCTGCGGCCTGGTAACGCCGGCAGTCATCTTGTTCCACAGATCAACGGTGGCTTGGCCTTCCCTGTCGAAGATGACTTGAGGGGTGAACCGCATCCCGCACTTCGAGAGCACCATGTAACTGTCACACCACTGGAGTTGTGGACGTTCGCCACACAGCGGGCAGCGGTTCAATGGCTGGCGAAATGGGTCGGTCATTGCTGGCAATCCGCAAATGAAGCAATGCGCTCGCTCAGTACCGCCAGATACTCACGCATGGCGACCAGCTGGCGCTTCATGCGGTTCTGCTCATCTGCGCTCAGGGCGCAAAAGCTGACTGTTCCAGTGAACGCCTCCAGCTTGCTGGTCCGCTCAGCCAGTTGTTCTTGCTCTTGGTGCATGCGCTCAATGTGGCTTGGTTTGGGGCTTACTTCATCAACCACGCGCACCTTGTCCACGTTGAGGACTCCTGACATCTGGCAGGCGCCGCTCACCAACAGCACAGGTTTCTCGAGGTGACACTTGAGCCGCCAGCCCTCCAGCTTCCACAGCTCTTGGCGGGCCTTGGCTTCGGCGTCCTTGATGGCGTACTTTGCGCCCAGCTCCGCATTGAAGTTGGCCGGGTCGGCGCAGGCAGTCATGCCGATGGCCAGGGTAAAGCCGTTGGCCGCAATGGCTGTGGCCAGCGTGGTGGTGGTGCCGGTGACAACCTGCACCTCATAGCGAACACCACGCATCAACGCTTCGATCTGGTCCGGAGTAACACGCGGCGCTGTCAGCCCTAAAGCCTCAATATCTCGCTCCATCTCGGCATCTTCTTCACTGGCGCACACGGACGGCCATTCGATCATGAGGTATCCGCCCTCAAACACACCCTTCGGGCTGAATGACACATAGTCGTTCTCATACAGCACGATGTAGTCACCAACGCCAGGGGTGAAGCGGGCAACCATGTCAGGGGTGACCATGTAGGGGATGGTGATGCCGTCATAGAGCGGGTTGGTGATGTCGATCATGAAGTTGCCATGCTCGTCGCAGGGATGAACCTCTGAGATTACCGCCGCATGAACCTTCTTGTGCGACTGGTACTCGGCCATCGCGTTACGGATGAGGATAATGCCGCCATCTTCGCTGAGGGCTGCTTCGAGTACACCTTTCAACTCAACACTGTCGGTCATGTCCTGCTCCAAATAAAAAACCCGGCGCAATGGCCGGGTCTGGAAATGAAAAGGCCCAATCTCGAAAGACTGGGCCATGTTGGGGAAATCGTAACGCTGGCAGGTCAGGAAAGCAACTGTCAGAGCGCGATGGCGTCGATCTGCTGTTGGATGGTGTCCAACAGCTGGGCCTGCAGGGCTGCCTGCTCGGTCTGCATCGCCTGCTGCTGGGCTGCCAGTTGCTCCATCTCCTGCAACGTCTTGCCGGTCTGGGCCTGCTTGAGGGCGTCCTCGAAGCGGATAGAGTCGGTCAGCTTGGTGATGCGCTGGGCCTCTGCCTGCCACTTGGCGGCCTTGCCCTCCAGCTCGGCCAGCTTGGCCTGCATCTCGCGCATGGCCAGCTCCTGCTGCATCTGAGCCTGCTGGGCTTGCTGCTCGGCGGCTGCGCGTTCCTCGTCGCTCATCTCGTCCGGGTCTTTCGGGATGTTCAGGGCATTGCGGATCCGCTCCACGAACTCTGCCTTGCGCGGCACATCCATCAGCTCGACCAGCAGGTCAAAGCATGCTGCTGCAGCTTCTGGCGGTAACTGGGCCATAGCCTGGGTCATCCGCTCGGCCAGTTGTTGCTTGTAGGCGGCAGTCTGCTGGATCGGCGCCAGTGCGATATGGGCCCGCAGCCGGGTCACATCATTGGTGAGTTTGCCATCCTCCTGCTCCACGTTGACCACCACGGCTTTACGGCGGCGGGGGTCATCCTGGTTCACAGTCACCTTGTAGTTGCGCTTGTTGGCCATGTCTTCCAGCAGGTACGCCAGCGCCAACTGCCCAACTTGCTGGCAGCCCATCCGGTAGTTGTCGTTAATCTCGGAAAGCGTGGTTGCCCCCTGCTCCACCAGGTTGCTGATGGCCACGCCGGATTGCCCGGTGGAGCCCTGACCCAGGAAGGCGGCATAAACCCCCATGGTGTCCTGGATCAGCTTCACCGAATCCTGCATCACCTGGAACTGCTGGGCCGCCACGTTGAAGTCCTGCTCCACCTTGAAGGCATCGGCCACACTGGTCTTGTTGGCGCGGTCAGGGTTGAGCTCGATATAGCCATCCGGGCGCTCGACCTGTTCCAGCACCTGATCCCGGCTCATGTTGGTGGCGTCCTTGTCCATGATGACGCGCTTGGCCTGCAGCAGGAAGGTCAGCTTGATGCGCCGCAGGTTCACCTCGTCCTGCGCTGGCATCGCCCTGGCAATCAGGCCATAAGGCTCACCGGTGCGATCTTTGCGGTAACCCCAGAACGGCACCAGCGGATACATGTTGTGAGGGGCTGAGCAGGGCCGATCAACCAGATGATGGGGGCCGACGAACCAGGATTCCCGGATCACGGCCACTGGGCAGCGCTCCAGCTTGGCGCGCCCCATGGCCACAGCAGCTAGGTGCAGTTGATTGGTCTTGTCGTACTCCAGTGCCCGACCGGAGTCCAGCATCAGCACCTGACGCATGGTGTAGGTGCGGTAGTAGACCACCTGCAGAAGCACCCGATCCCGCTCCCGGCTGCACCACTCGATCTCCTTGCCGCTGAATTGGCTCCACTCGTCATAGGCGCTGACCAGATTGGGGTCCAGCCCCTCGATGGAGGTCAGGCTCACGACCCCCTCCCAGTCGTTGACGCCCCACTGCAGCGCCTGTGCCTTGCTCGGGAACATGGTCTTGGCCTCATCCAGATCAACCCAACGGCGGCGCATCAGCCAACGGCAGTCGCTCAGGTCCGGCTCCCTGCTATGCCAGTCCCAATAAACCTCGTCACGGTGGACGTTGCTGAACTTGTAACGTGGGCCGAACGGGTCATCACGGCGACACACCTCAACCCAACCCAGGCCGGTCTTGATTTGGCCGCCGTAGGCCTCGCCCCGGGCGCGGTCCAGTCCGCCAAGGCGGCACATATCGGCGTATTCAGCGTTGACGGCTTCGGCCAGTTGCTCCAGCTCGTCGTCGTGGTCATCGGCGACAACCATCAGATCGGTGCGGCTCTTGGCCTCCATCCCCAACACGCCGTCAATAGTCGGGGCGATCAGGTTATGGATGGTGATTGGCTGGCCCCGCTCCTTGAGCACCTTGACCACCTCGGGCGGCAGCTGGTCGCCGTCGTAGTAGGCACAGGAGCGATTGGCAAGGCTTCGCCAGTCTGGCTGGCCATTGATATCGCTCATCAGCGCGAGCAGCTTCTGCGTATCGAGGCCGCCCTTCTCGGGGGCTTTGGGTTGTGAGTTGATCATCAGTTGGCCATCCAATGCTTGGGTTTACGGGTGGATTCGGGTTTGACGATGCGGGCCGGCATCCGGGCACGCATCTCTTGGGCAATCATGTAGCTCATGAGCTGGTCGTCGTAGCAGCCGTCCTGGGCGTTCATGCTGCCGCTCTTGTCGTAGACGTAGGTGGTGGCCTCGTGAATGGTGCCTATCCAGCGGATCCCGGACTGTCCTGCACGCAGCAGGGCCTTGAGGCCATCAACCAGGATCGGCTTGGACTGCCGGGTGGTGAGCCAGCCGAGGCGTGGCGTCTCGTCGTCGCGGTCCCGGTCGATGTGCTCCTGGGTGTAGATGCGCCGGGTCGGGTAGATCTCACGGAGCTTGAGCAGCACAGCGTGGCCGTGGTTGTTGCGCTCTGGCCCGATATAGGCCGGGCCATGCTCTGCGGTGCCGTAGAACCTGCCAACGTGGGCAAGCAGTTGGGCAAACAGCCCCGGGTCGAGATGCCCAAACCAGTGGGCCACCTGCCGGCCGTCGCTCTTGGCTATCACATCGAGGCTTGAGCGGTCGCCGTGTTCCAGTCCTTCCGCCACATCGGCGCCGATGGCGTAATCCTCGTCGGGGTCTGGCAGCTCCCAGACCAGCAGCATGTTCTCGAGCGAGCGCTGTCCCTGCTCGTCCAGCTTCTCAGGCTTGCGAGCCTTCTCCCGCTTGCCGGTGACCGGGTCGATGTCGTAGACGATGAGCGGGGCCATGCAATCGCCCTCTGCTTCCATCGTGGCGATGGGGTCGAACACCCGGCGCCCGGAGGTCAGGAAGGCTTCCAGCGGCGTGCTGGGATACTCCTGTTTCATCTCCCCACGCTGCGTGCCCTCTTTCAGCACGTACCACTGGCGCTGCTCGTCGCTGATGGTGCAGCTCATCGCCTTCTCCACCGCGGCGAAGTATTCGGCCTGGGCTTTGCTCATCACCACGCCGGAAGCGGGGACGTCGGCGCGATACTTGGGATCCTGCCACCAAGCGAAGAAGTGGAACTTCCAATCCAGCTGGGTTAGCTCACCAGTTGAGCGAGACAGCTCCAGCGACTTCATGCTCATGGTGTGGAAGTCGCCGCCTACCCCTTCCGCCGTACTCTCGATGAAGGCGATAGCGCCTGGGTGGATTGCGTTGAGGGTACCGGTTCGCACCTCCTTGGCCTTCTCCGGGTATTTGGCGCAGATCTTCCCGTGCTCGGATACATGCAGGCGCTGGACGGTACCGGAGCGGAACGAGGTTGCCACCTGGATGCTGGAGCCGTGCCGGAACAGGATGTGGCCGCCATTCGCCCCGCCGCGCCGGGTCACCGCCTTGAACTGGGCCTTGAGCCAGCCCGGAAGGTTGTCGAATGGCACCTCTATCTTGGTGCGGTAAATCTCACCGGCTGCCGTCAGGTCCTGGGCGATGATCCCGCACTTGAGGTTCTTGTTGAACAGCGCCTCGTCCAGCAGGTAGATGTCGATGGCCGTGGAAAATCCGAGCTGACGCGCCTTGAGGATGATGTTCAGGTACCACATGGTCCGGAACAGCAGCTCCTGCGCCGGGCGCAGCCGGAAGCGCACCAGCTTGCCCTGCTCGTTCTCGATCATGTAGAGGTTGTTCATCCGCCACCACTTATCGCTGAGCTTCGAGCGGATGTAGGCCATCTGCGCCTGCTCAGTCATGGCGGAGGTATCGATGGCGTCACTCACGACATCAGCCCCCCGGTCCCCATGCCCTGCAACTCAGTCACCATCTCACTGACCGGCGTGGACTCACTGCCGCCATCCTTCTCGAGGCGATCTGCTTCGGCGGTCAGTTTGCGGGCAGCAGCCCGGATGCGGCGAGTATCCTCCTCAATCTTCGGCACGCTCACCTCGTCGATGCGCAGGGCGCTCAGGGTCCGCTCGATGGACTCAATCCGCTGGATGTTGCGGTCGAGGGCCTGCTCGGCTTTCAGGATCTTGTCATAGAGCGCGATCCGGTCGGTCATCTCGGTGGCGTTAACCAGGTCCTGCTGCAGTCCCTTGAGCAGCTTGGTGACGGAGATGACGCGAGCCCGGGTGAAGTCCAGCTCATCGCGCAGTTGCAGCTCGCGGGCCTGGTCGAACAGCTCCTCCGCATCGAGGAACTTGGCATAACCGCCATGGGTCTTGGCTATCTGCATGCCGGGCTTGATGTTGGCTGGCGGGTTAGGGTTGCCCTCATACTCGCCGCGGACGAAACGGCCGGAGCCATCACGCCCTTTGTTTTTCGAGGTCTGGTCAGGCTCGGGCTGGGATTTTGTGGATGCGGAGGACTTCTCCCCACTTCGCTCTACCCCTTTCGCCTTGGCCTCACTCCCCTTGGCTTGCGCACTTTGCGCAGATTGCGCAGTTTTGCGCACTTCGGAATGCGCAGATTGCGCAGCTACGCGAGATTTGTCAGGTTGCGCAGGGGATTGCCCCCGAGATTTCAAATAGCGACGCGCCGAGTTGTAGTTCAGGCCGCGGCTGTCACACCAGTCTTTCGCACTGATGCCGGTCGCTTCATGCTCTTGCAGGAACTCTGCATTGAGCTGTGCCCAGTCGGTCTTTGCCATTTAGAGAGATAGCTCGCCTTCAACGATGGTGTCGCCTGGTGCGGGCTCGTGAGTTGCCGGTACCAGAACGGAGACGCCAGTATTCAGGGTGACCAGGGCCTGACTCCCGTCATACTCCCTCACCTGAGTAACAACCCCGGTCACGGTAATGCCATTAACCACCGCATCGCTCCAGTGCATCGAGATAGTCCAGTAGGTCGGCTGTGGATTCCCCAGAAAGACAAACCCCGCCATTAGCGGCGGGGGT